GTTAAACCTGGGTTCCCCGCTATTTTCAATAATAAATTTTAAAAACTGAAGGCAAAGAATAATAGTTAAATAATTGTAAAAGTATATTTTACAAGTATATATTAACAGAAATGAAACCAATTAAAATTGTAGTATTTGATTTAGATGAAACACTAGGATATTTTACTGAATTAGGAATATTTTGGGATTCATTAAATGCGTACATTAAAGATAAAAATATAGATTACAAATTGGCGCAAGATGATTTCAACGAGCTACTAGATTTATTTCATGAATTTGTGCGACCTAATATAATATCCGTTCTGAACTATTTAAAGTATAAGAAGCAAACAAAAGTTTGTCATTCTGTTTTAATTTACACAAATAACCAAGGGACAAAGGAGTGGGCAACTTACATAAAAAACTATTTTGAATCAAAAATAAAATTCCAGTTATTTGACCAAATCATTGGCGCTTTCAAAATAAATGGTAAAAGATACGAATTATGTAGAACAAGTCATGAAAAAACAATTCATGATTTATTAAAATGCTCTAAATTACCAGCAAATACTGAAATATGTTTTTTGGATGATGTTTTATACCCTGAAATGAGTGGAAAAAATATTTATTATATCAAAGTAAATCCATATGTTCACGACCTTTCTTTTGAACAAATGATAGAGCGCTTCTTAACTTGCGAACTTGCAAAAAAAGTAGGGCAAGATTTTAGTGAATTTATGCTAAATTATATGAACCAATATGAATATAAATATGTAGAAAAACCTGAAAATGAATATGAAATTGATAAAATTATAACAAAAAAAACAATGTTTCACCTACAAACCTTTTTCAATAAAAATTGGAAAGATGCAAAACCTAATAAGGCTTTTACCAATAAAAGAAAATCATCTGGTAGAAGTAAAACATTTAAACGGGATTCGTAGCTTTTGGGATGGGAATAGGAAGTTTCGACGTCACATCTCTAGCAACAGATTCAAATTTTGATTTTGCTTTGTTAAAATAACTCATTGCAATCGAATCAACCGCAACAGTCACCAACATAAATAGCGCCACGCTAAAAACAATTTTTCTATCTAATTCTGTAAACTTAACATTTTTTCGAAAACGATTAAATCTATAAATCAAAAATAAACATGCATAAATTTTAACGTAAGTATTCAAAGTCTCAATATATTTTGGTTGCGTTGTTGCTAGACCAATAATTGAAATAATATAGGACGCAATAGCTATTTTACCAAATAAAGAAACGCCATTCAATTGTAACTCATATAAAAATTTTTTTAGGTTCATACATACCGCATATAAAATAATTTTTGTTGGTGCCTTTTTTTCAGCTGATCATACGGCGTTATAGATATCAAGAGTTCTCGCACTGGCATCGGTTGCATTTACATATTTTGGCATCCAGTAATAAGAGATAATATTTGTGGCGCTAGGGTAATGTTTTTCAAAAAGGGACTTGTAATACTTTTGCTCCTTTGTTACCGCTTTTACACCATTATTACTGCATTCTGGTTCTGGTAAAGTTGCAATGTGCTCTTCTATGATTGTATAAAGAGACCTGGATGTTTTACTGACGCCGTCACTGAATGCCTCTTTGCGCCGCCATAAAATGGAATCTGGTAAAATAGGCTTCCCGCCAAAACCTGTAAAATTTTCCTCTGAAAATGCGTTGCGCAGCAAATATTTTTCACACACTTTATGTAGAGCATGATTCCTGATATGCGGATCAATAGACAAATAATATTGGACCCACGACCTATCCAAGAAAGGCGTTCTAGGTTCAAGACCATGACTTGATATACATTTATCTGAACGTAAAACATCAAACATATGAATATCTTTAAGGAGGCGCCTTGTTTCGTAGTCAAATTCGACAGAATCTGGACACTTGTGCATATAAAGATATCCACCGCAAAGTTCATCAGAACCATCGCCATTGAAAATTACTTTGGCATCACTATGCTCTGAAATATATTTGCCAAGTAAATAGTTACCAATACTCGCCCTTATAGACGTTGTATCGTAAGTTTCGGTCACACGAACCACTTCTGGAATAGCGTCGAGGAATTCCTGCTCCGTGAGAACAATCTCTGTATGATTTGTTCCCAAATAATCTGCGACTATTTTAGCATACTTCAAGTCCTCGGAGCCAGCTAAGCCGATGCTATAAGTTTCAAGTGGTTCTGAGCCAGGATACTTGCGCTTTCTAAAATTATTTACTAATGCAGTTACCAAGCTACTATCTAAGCCTCCAGATAACAAACATGCAATGGGGCGCTCTGTTGTAGAACATCGCTTTTCTACGGCCTCCATAAAATAATTTCGTATTCCTTCTGAAATAGTATCATGTGTTTGACAATACGAACTAGTGTTGAATCCAGTTGAATGGTATCGAACATTTTCTTTTGCCAAAGTCCAATTCGCTGAAACAAAATGAGATAGTTCATAAACGGAATATGTTCCGGGTTCAAAATGACTTACAGAAAATTCTGTATCAGTGCGTTGAAACTCTGCCAAGCACTTTAGTTCTGATGCAAAAGCGAGATACTTATTTTGCGGATTCGAATGCTTTAATAAGTATAGAGGGCGCACGCCATACGGGTCCCTTGCAACGTATACTTCATTGGACTTTAACGCATTGCCAGACTCCAAATCAACATTAGTATTATCGCAAAGAATAAATGAAAATACGCCATCTAGCATTTGCAACGTATGTTCAATACCATAACGTTTATACAAATGAATAATTACTTCGCAATCAGAGTCGGTTTCGGGAACAATTTTCATGGAAGCATATAGCTCTTTATAGTTATATATTTCTCCATTGCATATCAATGTAATATAGCCAATAGTAATAGGTTGATTCGACTTATCATTTAGCCCATTTATAGCCAATCTATGAAATCCAAGTTGTAACTTGATTCCAGCCTTTATTAATTTAGAAGATTCAGGACCTCGGCTCTTTCCCTTATTAAAATGCTCTTGAATAAAAGCACTTGAGTATTGATTGCTTTCATTTAAAATTGCGAAAATACCACACATGTCTCATTTATTATTTGCCAATTCTTTATATCAATTTTACAAATTAAGCACCAATAAATACTAAGAAAAATACTGAAAAAAATACTGAGAAAAATACTGAGAAAAATACTGAGAAAAATACTGAGAAAAATAAAATAAAAAAGAAAATATTTTATTGTTGTTCTATATTAGTTAACCACAAATATGAATAATAACCTAAATTGTGATAACTATCTTTCTGCAATAATCAATAGCGAAACAAATTCAAGAATTTATGATAGAAATATTCCTTCGCAAGTTCTTCAACCTTACTTTACTCCAAGGGCAGTTTCAACCAAGTATTCGATATTACCAATTGTTGACCCTAGAAGAGAAAATTCAGTTCAAGTCATGAGTTATCCTACGTATAACACGCGCGCAATTTTTAATCCTGGAAACTCGCAATCTCCGTGGTCTGGTTACTCATCTAATATCAATAAGGAATCTGAATTAAGGAACCAAATATTTGCTTTGCAAAAATGCAGCCAATCGGTTTATGTTCCTGATAGTGCAAGTGACCTTTATCAATATGATTTTCAAGCTACAAAAACATGCAACCAACCCTTTAATGAATTATTCAGAGAAGAGAAATTTGATGCATTCAATCCCAATCCGGAAAATTTGGCGCCGGGAATATTTTTAAATTCCACTCGAACAAATGTCAAAGATATTCAAACAAATGGTTGCAGTTGATTTTGTGTAAGTTTTATAAAAACAAAATAATTATCACATATATAAGTAAATGTGTGATAATTTTATAAACCAGGTAACGTTAGATTGTTTAATGAATAAAGACCATTATACCCGCATTATGCAGAACAAAGTATCAAATAGTTTAAATAGGCAAGATAGGAGGTTTTATAAGAAACGAATTGTAGATTTGACTCGGGACTTACTATCAAAACCAAGCGAACACGAAAAAAACGTATTTATTGATGTTAAATTTGCTTTTGATAATTATATTAAAACATGCGTAAATTATTTCAAATCTATAGACAATAATGATATTTTACAAGAAGAATACAAAAACTTTGACCCTGATGATTGTAATCAAAATGACGCCTCTGCTTCTAATGAAAAAGAAAATAAAAAGCATGAGGCAGATAAATTACTTATGCGTTCTGTTAAAATGGGAAATCCATTAGATAAATTTGTCAAAAGAAAAATGTTAAAAGTTCCGGACCCCCCTGTTATCCCAAAACAAAAAGATATTGATTTAGCGGATCCGGAGTTAAAAAATAAAGGCATAATTAAGCGGAAAAAAAAAGAAAATATAGCGTAATATTAGGATGAAAAATACTAGAAAAAAATCAAGGGGAACAAATTTAACTAAGAAATATCGTGGCGGGAAAAAGGAAGATAAAATAAGAAAGTCTTTCAGTAATAAAAAAATAGAAATGAAGCATCTTCGTTGCAGCCCGTCACAAAAAAAAAATAAAAATGATTTCAGTTGTTTTTCTAACGAAGATTTATATAAACTACGTGATTTATGGAATTTGAGACATCCAGATGCTGTAATTAATACAAATGAATCAAAAGAAATATGGGATGTTTTAAAAAAAAATATGAGTAGTGTTTGCAGTAAAGAATCGTGCTGGTTAAAACAAAATTTTATTGGTAATACAAAAGTTAAAAAAGAGCTTGAAGACGCATTTGCTCCTAAGTCTCCTAGCGAATGGAAAAAAAATCCAAATGAATGGCTATCAAGTGTTGATATATTGGATGTTATGAAACAATATGAAAAAGCATATAAATGCTTTGAGTTCATCGGGCCGTCTCCAATTGATTATGATGTAAAGAAACAATACGGCGAATGCGTTTGGAATGAACTTTGCAATTTTAGTTTGACTGAACAAATAAAAAATGGCAAAACCAAAGTAGGTGTAATATTTAATACTGACCCACATTACTTAGGTGGTAGTCACTGGGTAAGTTTGTTTATTAATATAAAACGAAAAAAAATCTTCTATTTTGATAGTGCAGGAGACAAAATTCCAAAAAGAATTAAAAAATTTGTCGATAATGTTATTGAACAAGGAAAATCACTTAAAACGCGCATTGATTTTGAGTTTGACCAAAATTATCCTGTAGAACATCAGTATGGAAATACAGAATGTGGAATCTATGGCTTATACTTTATTGTACATATGTTAGAAGATAAAATAAATGAACACTACTTGAAAACCCATATTTTGAAAGATGAATATATGTCAAAGTTTCGAAAGGTATACTTTAATGAAGACCTATAACTTGGGGAACCTTAACCCCTCCTCTAGAAAGAATTTAAAATTTAATTTTTCATTTCTACAAAACCATCTTCTTTGCGTTTCACATCTCATTAAGCTGTTTTTGGTTTTTAATATACAAACAAACTTGCGTTTCATAATAATAGTAATCATTATGAAGATATAGAACCCAACCTAATATAGGTCTAATAATATTTGAAGTTTTTAGGAAAAATTCAAATACATTTGAATATTTAACTTTTTCTAGTTTATTGATTACGATTATTTGTCCTTTGCGAAGAATAAATCTCTTATCGAAAAGAAGAATGAGTTTGACAATATCCATTGGAAGACTTTGAAAGAGTGACATTTGTGGTTTTGTTTGATTTATTTATTTACAAAGAAATCAATTTTAGTAGCGGGGAACCAAGGTTTAACGAAGTTTAGACCCCCGCTCTACAGAATCCGGCAAAGCCGGATTCCTTATCCCTCCTGCCCTAAAAGCCCTTACCATTTTCAATAACAACCTTTATTTAAACCCTTTTTAATCCAGGCTCCCGTGGATAACGCTAGTTTTGGCTCCACCTTTTCAAAGGTGGACTTTTTCAAAGGTGGAAAAAAGTATATAAATAAATAACAAATTATTTATATATATCGATGTCATATGAAAAACATAATTATTTCTTGAGTGAACAGAATATTCAAATGCTTTGGGAAATTATACTAGATGACGACATAATCGTAAATAAAAATCGAGAAGAGGTTTCTTTAATAAATAATTTATTTTTGAGAGTAGCAAAGCAGTTTAATGATAAAGAAAAAGAAACATATAAAAGTTTACTTGAAATGAATAAAAACTTTATATCAATAATTGTAAATATTTTAAATGAAAATTTACCCAAACCTAAACCATTAGTAATACATGAAACTGGTGCACTAATTACAGCTCAAGAGATACAAGCAAATAAATTAAACGAGTTTGAAACGGAATTTACAAAAAAACAAGAAGAGTTTACTCGAGCAATGACAATTCCTGTTCCAGAAAAACCAAATTTTACTGATAATGCAAAAGATGAACCACTATCTGAATTAAATGACATTATAAAAAGGACAATTGCTGAAAGAAATTTAGAAATGCAACAAATAACAAACACTTATAACAAAAAGGACGTAGAAAGTTGGATAAAAAGTTCGGAGACTTCAGTTCGATCAGAAAAAACTAGAGAAAATCAAAATGCGTTGGAAATTATAAAAATAGAAAAAAATACTAATAAATATGATAATCCTGAAAAGCGAATAACATGGGCGGAAGATTTGACAGAAGATATTTATCAGAATGAAAAAATATTAAACTCAACAGAAATAA